CGTAGAAGGCATTATGGAACAAAAAGAGTGGGTTTGGGACAATGGTGTACTTGTTGAAAGGGATATCGAAGCCTGGAAACAAGAAATAAGAACAGCGAAACAAAGAGCTTTAGATGAGGCTAAACTAAAAATCTTTGATTCGTTTCTTAAAAAGCTTTAGTTTTATAAATAATACTAGAAACGAAAGTTTTTTAATTAATTAAAAAATAGAGGAGATTTCTCAATGGCCGAAACAGAACAAAAGATTGAGGCGTTAGAAGCAGAAGCAGTGGTAGAGGCGCAAGCTAATCCATCAGCAGACGCTCCCAAAAAGAATGCTGTGGCGGCTGAACCTACTCACCTTAGTAATGAGGGCGAGGATTTAGGTCCAGCGGTAACGAAGCCTACGGATTCTAATCCTGACGCAACAAAGAAAACTAAGCAAGTTTCTGGTGACCCTCAACAAAAAGCTCAAGGTAGTGCAGACGCAATGCCTAAGTTAAAAGAAGAGGAAGAAGCAGAAGCAAGTGAAGGTTCTGAGGAAATCAAAGAAGCGTCTAAAGACGAAAAAGAAGCAGAAAAATCGGAAGATAAATCTGAGGATGAAAAATCTAAAGATGAAATGATGATGAAGAAAGCTTCTTACAAAAAAGAAGAAATTGAAGATGAAACTATTGATGTTTCAGCTGATGTGGACGCTTTAGTCAAAGACGAAGATTTGTCCGAAGAATTTAAATCAAAAGCTGCAACTATCTTTGAAGCTGCTGTTAACTCAAAAGTTAAAGAAGCTAAAAAGAAAATGCACGCTGGATACGAAGAAAAACTTAAAGAAGAATCAGAAAAAGCTAAAGGCGAACTCGTAGAAAAAGTTGACTCTTACCTTGCATATGTAGTGGAAGAGTGGATGAAAGAAAACGAATTGGCTTTAGAAAGAGGAATCAAAGGCGAGATTGCTGAAGATTTCATTTCTGGTATGAAGAAACTATTTGAAGAACATTATATTTCAGTCCCAGACGAAAAGTATGATGTACTTGAAGACCAAGCTTCAAAGATTGATTCGTTACAAAAGAAACTTGACGAAGAAATCGAAAAGAATGTTGAACTTAACAAGGCAAATTCAGAAAAAACTAGAACTCAAATCGTTGCAGAGATGAGTGAAGATTTAGCTGATACTGCTAAGGAGAAATTCAACAAACTTGCTGAAGAGGTTGAATATTCAAATGAAACAGATTTCAGAGCAAAGATTTCGACTATTAAAGAGTCGTATTTCGGCGCTAAGAAAGAAGTGTCATCTGACATTGATGATGTAGCGGTAGGTGATTCAGTTGGTGAAACAATTGATTTATCTAAAAGCATGGCTGCTTATACCGCCGCTATTACTAAAACCAAAGACATTAAATTGTCAAAATAATATAAAATAATAGAGGAGAGATAAAAAAATGTATTTATCTGAAACACACGAAAAAAAATGGCAGCCAGTTTTAGAACACGCAGATTTACCAAAAATCGGTGATTCTTACAAACGAGCTGTAACTGCTACAATCTTGGAAAACCAAGAGCGTGCAATGAAAGAGGACCAAGCTTTCTTAAGCGAAGCTGCTCCAACTAACTCAACAGGCGCTTCTATTTCTAATTGGGATCCAATTTTGATTTCATTAGTAAGAAGAGCAATGCCTAATCTTATCGCATACGATATCGCTGGTGTACAACCAATGACTGGTCCAACTGGACTTATCTTTGCAATGAGAAGTAGATATGACGCACAAAACGGAACTGAAGCTTTATTTGATGAAGCTGATACAGACTTTTCTGGCAGAAACAAAGCCGGTTCGTCTATAGAAGGTTTCTCAACTACTGCTCATTCAGGCACAAACCCTGAGGTTCTAAACGACTCACCTGCTGGAACATACACAACTGGTACAGCAATGACTACAGCAGCTGCTGAAGCATTAGGTGACGCTTCTGGAAATAGTTTTGCAGAAATGGCATTCTCAATCGAGAAGTCAACTGTAACAGCTAAATCAAGAGCTCTTAAAGCAGAATACACTATGGAACTTGCTCAAGACTTAAAAGCAATCCACGGTTTAGACGCTGAAACAGAACTTGCGAATATCCTATCTGCTGAAATCCTTGCGGAAATCAACAGAGAAGTTGTTAGAACTATCTACACAAACGCAGAAAAAGGTTCGCCAGCTGGTCATGTGACTACAGCAGGTATCTTTGATTTAGATACAGACTCAAACGGTAGATGGTCTGTTGAAAGATTCAAAGGTTTAATGTTTAACCTTGAAAGAGATGCAAACAGAATAGCACAAAGAACTCGTAGAGGTAAAGGTAACATTATCATTACTTCAGCTGATGTTGCTAGTGCTCTTCAAATGGCAGGTGTATTAGACTATACTCCAGCTCTTAACAACAATCTAACAGTTGACGATACTGGTAATACTTTTGCTGGTGTTCTTAACGGTAGATTTAAAGTGTACATTGAC